AAGATCTGAAGACGGTAGAATGGGGGCGCTATCGTCATTACCAAACGTAAAGGATTTTAATACCTATAACATACATTCACATACTATTGACCACTCAAATATGACTGAAGGTAAACAGCGCCATATGAAAAAAGCAAAGCACGTAGACAGGGCTGTTAAAAATGCTTTGGGTTGTTTTAGAGATCTGGAAGTATCAGAATTGGCGTGTGTTATGCTAAACAAAATAAAGAGAGAGTTTAGTACCAAGATGGATTCTTACGACAGACCTATCCGAGATACTGCAAGTAAATTAGCAATGAACTCTTACGAGATTTTACGTGGTTCGGCTGTTATGACAGCGGAGTTTGAACGTATGCTTAAATCAAATTATGTATGGGGTAACATGGAACTGAAGGCTAACGTAGAGACCCTCATTAAAAATGTTAACGAATATAATTTAGCGAGGGATAATCCGTACTCTGGGTATTTTGTTTACATGTATACGCGTGGAGATAAAGTAACTTACAAAACCTTAAAATTTGATGACATTGTAGAAGCATTAAAGGCAGGGTTCCAAGATAATGTATGGCGCGTAAAAGATGACCAACACAGTTATAACTCGAAACCCCTAAATCTAATCCTTAATAGGTATGATGAAAACACGTTGCCAGAATGGATTAAGGATCGCCGCGCTGTGTTAAAGATGATGGCAAGGAAAAATACTATTGTTGATAATATAGGGTTTTCTTTTGGAGATGGTATGTACTATGTCTTCGAGTAAGGAGGTACTGGGGAACTATAACCCACTTGATAACACGTTATACTATATAACTATATCTAATGAAACCAAAACAGTTAGTACTACTTGCGTTGGTATTGGTTGTGTTGACAACGCATTAAAAGATAGTTATAAATCTATAGACGAACTTCCCTCTTGGGTGAGGGATCAAATAGTTAGGATTAATATGTTAAAGACAACAGATATGAATAATCCTTTTGGTTTGCGTTGGAGAGCGAGTGATATGTCAGGGGAAGAAGTTTATACCACTTACGCAATATACGAAAGTTAGTGAGGTCACTAACAAATATGGGGGAGCGTTCGCGCTCTCTCAAGAATTTTTGATGCCAGTTTTTTATACCAGTTAGGGAGAATACATATGGCGATGACACCAGAAGCTAAAGTTAAGAAGGTCGTAGTTAAACATCTAAAATCTATGGGTGCGTATTACTTCTACCCAGTCACAGGTGGTTGGGGCGGTAGTGGCGTGCCTGATATTGTTGGGTGCTACAAAGGGAAATTCTTTGGTATAGAATGTAAAGCTGGTAAGAACAAACCTACATCCCTACAGGAAAAGAACTTAAGAGATATAAGTAAGGCAGACGGAATTGCTGTAGTTATCAACGAAGACAACATGAATGATGTTGGAGCGATACTCGAAGGTGTAAACAGGTTACATGATATACCTGATCCGTGGAGTCAGTGGCATGAAGCGTGAACAGACTAAGTGGGGAGAGGTCTTAAAATATCCACCACAGTAGGGGTCGTTAGTCTCTCGGTGAGGTTTCTTATTCCTTTCACACCAGATTCCTAAAGATGACTCTACCGATTAGGGTACGATAAATCTAGCCCCCCACTAGTTTGTGAAGTTACTTTTTGGGGGGCAACGAAATAAAATGTTAGTGAGGTCACTAACAAGCTAGGAGAGCAAAATGAATAAGAAAGAAAAAGTTTGGGAGTATCTATTAAAGAAGCCACTTGCTACATCGAAGCAGATAGCCAAAGCTGTAGGGTGTACAACTCATTATGCAGCTTCCCTGAAAAAGAAGACAGGTACACCAAAAGAAGTTTTTGAAAGGGAACAAAAACTGGCGACACGTATTGAATTACTTACCGAAGCGGCGAGCCTCACATCAGGAGACAGGCAGAAAGACTATGGTAACCCTATAGATAACATGTATCACATAGCTCAGATATTTAACGCTATAACAGGACATAATATAAAGACATCGGAAGTACCTATGTTTCATATAGCTACCAAGTTAGCGCGTATGCAGACAAGCCCAACCAAACGTGACCACTACATAGATGTTATGGCGTATGCAGGGATTACGTATGAATGTGAGAAAGAATGAACCTTATTACAATAGACTTTGAAACTTACTACGATAAAGATTATTCTTTGCGTAAGGTAACAACAGAAGCATATGTACGTGACCCTATGTTTGAAGTGATCGGGGTTGGTGTTAAAGTAAACAATGAGAAAACGGAGTGGGCTAGTGGTACACACAAACAAGTCAAGGAGTACCTATCAACGTTCGCCTGGGAAGACTCTATGGTACTGGCTCACAATACTATGTTTGACGGTGCTATTCTTAATTGGCATTATGGTATTAATCCTAGGGTTTATACCGATACTCTGTGCATTTCCCGTGCTGTACATGGGGTGGAAAGTGGTAACAGTCTCAGGGCGTTGTCTGAAAAATATAACATCGGAGAGAAGGGCGACGAAGTACTCAACGCACTCGGAAAAAGACGAGAGCAATTTACGGACGTTGAACTGAACGCATTTGGTGACTACTGTGTCAACGACGTTGATCTAACATACAAACTGTTTAAGATAATCGCTAAAGATTTTCCTCGTAAAGAGTTGAAGCTAATAGACCTGACCTTGCGTATGTTTATTGAACCTATATTAGATTTAGATCTCGATATGCTAGAGCACCATCTTACAGAGACACGTTCTCGTAAGGATACTCTGTTGGCGACGGCAGGTGTAGACAAAGCTGACCTCATGTCGAACCCCAAGTTCGCTGAATTACTCCTGCACCTTGGGGTATCACCCCCAAAGAAGTTATCACCTACTACAGGCAAGGAGACATTCGCATTTGCCAAATCAGATGAGGGCTTCAAAGCACTTGAAGAACATGAAGACGGCAGGGTACAACAATTAGTAGCGGCGCGTCTTGTAAACAAAAGCACATTAGAAGAGACAAGAACCCAGAGGTTTATTGATATATCTAAGCGTGGTCTGTTACCTGTACCTGTTAGATATTACGCGGCACATACTGGTAGGTGGGGTGGCGATGATAAGATCAACTTACAAAATCTACCAAGCCGTGGCATTAATGGTAAGAAGTTAAAGCAAAGTATAATTGCACCAGAAGGCCACACACTCATAGATGCAGACTCTGCGCAGATAGAAGCGCGAGTATTGGCTTGGCTTGCAGAACAAGATGATTTGACTCAAGCATTTGCCAATGGAGAAGACGTTTATGTGAAGATGGCTTCTCGTATCTATGGAGTCCAAGAGGAAGATATAACTAAAGACCAGAGGTTTGTGGGTAAGACAACTATCTTGGGTGCAGGGTACGGCATGGGCGCTATTAAGTTCCAAGCACAGTTAAAGACGTTCGGCTCTGACATAAAATTAACAGAAGCACGGCGCGTCATAAGCATATACCGTGAAGCTAATTGGAAAATAAACAAGTTATGGAGAGACGCTCAAAGGTATTTAACAGACTTTGCGAATGGTGATGATACGCAATTTGGATTAGATGGGGTACTAACAGTTACAGATGGGGTGATATTACTACCCTCTGGGTTGAAGTTAGGTTACGGAGATTTACAGTTTCAGACTACAGATAAGGGTGTGGATTTTGACTACAAAACAAGGCGTGGCCGCACAAGAATATATGGTGGTAAGGTCATAGAGAATGTCTGCCAAGCTATCGCACGTTGTATAATTGGTGAGCAAATGTTAAACATAGCTAAGAAATACCGTGTTGTGTTAACAGTGCATGATTCAATTGTTTGCTGTGTAGCAGACGCAGAAGTAGAAGAAGCGCAGAAGTACATCGAAGAATGTATGCGTTGGACACCCGATTGGGCAAAAGGCTTACCGATTAATTGTGAGTCAGGAACAGGCAAAACATATGGAGATTGCGAATGAGTGTAGCACCGTGGTCATTTAGTAGGCTGAAATCTTTCGAGCAGTGTCCTAAACAGTTTTACCACATGAAGATAGCCAAGGATTATACTGAGGGTGAAACTGAGGCTATGCGTTATGGTACAGAAGCCCATCTTGTAGCTGAAGAGTTTATTCGAGATGGGAAGCCAGTGCCTGTTAAGTTTGCTTACATGAAGGATGTCCTGGAGGCTCTTAACAGAAGACGTGGTAACAAGATTACAGAAATAAAGATGGGTTTAACCCAGGAGCTAGAACCTTGTGCCTTTAGGTCTAAAGACGTTTGGTGGAGAGGTATAGCTGATCTTGTAATTACAGACGGTAGCACTGCGTGGATCGTGGACTATAAAACAGGCAAGTCTGCTAAGTATGCAGATAAAGGACAGCTAGAACTCATGGCCTTGGCTACGTTTAAATTCTTTCCTGACATAAAATCCATCAACGCCGCATTAGTTTTTACTAAAGCTAAAAAGTTTATAAAGCATAAATATACTGATGACATGATAGATTCTTTGTGGGATAAATGGTTATCTAAGTTTAAACGTATGGAAGTGGCTTACGAGACAGATACTTGGAACGCACATCCTAGCGGTTTATGTAAAAGACACTGCGCTGTATTAGAGTGCGTATACAATGGGAGCAACTGATGGCTTATACAAAATCACCCAGACCTTACAAGCATGAGTACCAGAAACAAAAAGAACGTGGTGAACATGAACTTCGTATGGAGCGACAACGTGCTAGACGTGAATACGATAAGAAAGGTATTAACCGTAAAGGTAAAGATATTAGCCACACAAAGATGTTAAGTAAGGGTGGAAGAAACAAAGATGGGACACGATTAGAAAGTCCTTCAAAGAACCGTGCTAGAAACGGTCATACAAAGAAGACGTAACATGGAGCGAGTAGTTTGGACATTATTAATAATAAGGCGGTATTACTTAAATTACGGGAACCTAACAAGGTAACGAATGTAATACCTAAAAGCCGTGAATTACCTGATAACAAGGTATTAGTTAACTGGGGACTTGAAGAAGCACTGAGCCTCAAGAAACTAAACATTAAGATTCCTTCCCCTATTGAAGGAAGATATAAATGGACGGGCAGATATAAACCGTTCGAACATCAGAAGTCTACAGCCGCTTTTTTTACAATGAACAAAAGATCGTTTTGTTTTAACGAACAGGGTACAGGTAAGACAGCTAGTGCTATATGGGCATCTGACTTCTTAATGAAACAAGGTAAGATACGTAGAGTGTTAGTAATCTGCCCCCTTTCTATTATGGATAGCGCATGGCGTGATGACTTGTTTACCTTTGCAACACACAGGACAGTATCTGTAGCGTATGGCCCAGCAGAAAAACGTAAGAAGATAATACAAGAAGGCTCTGACTACGTGATAATAAATTATGATGGTGTAGCTATTGTAGCAGACGAGATAAAAAAGGGTGGGTTTGATTTAGTCATTGTAGATGAGGCAACGCATTATAAAAACGCGCAGACAACACGGTGGAAAACATTAAATAGACTGCTAACAGATGATACGTGGCTGTGGATGATGACAGGAACACCTGCCGCGCAAAGTCCTGTAGATGCTTATGGACTTGCAAAGATGGTTAATAAGAACTTAGTCCCACGATTTTTTACGTCCTTTAAAGAACAAGTTATGGTTAGGGTGTCTCAATTCAAATGGTCAATTAAACCTAAAGCTACTGATATAGTGTTTAAAGCATTACAACCCGCCATACGTTTTACAAAAGAAGAATGTCTTGACCTACCACCGATGGTGTACGTTAAACGTGAGGTAGAGTTAACAAAACAACAGAAGAAGTATTACAAACAAATTAAAGATAAGATGGTAATGGAAGTAACAGATGCAGAAGTTACCGCAGTAAATGCAGCAGTGAGCCTTAGTAAGCTACTACAAATATCATCTGGAGCAGTGTATACTGACGCAGGGGATGTGTTAGAGTTTGACATTAAGAATAGGTATAAAGTCTTGCGTGAAGTTATTGATGAATCAAGCCAGAAGATATTGGTTTTTGTGCCGTTTAAACACACTATAAACATACTGACAGAAAAGTTACGTGCGGAGGGTATAACTACTGAGGTCATTCAGGGTAGTGTATCTGCGCCTAAACGAACAGAGATATTTAGAACATTTCAAACTACTCCAGATCCACGCGTACTGGTAATTCAACCACAAGCAGCAGCACATGGTGTTACGTTAACAGCAGCTAACACTGTAGTATGGTGGGGGCCAACAAGTTCGTTAGAAACCTACGAGCAAGCGAACGCACGAGTACACAGATCAGGACAGAAACATAAATCTACAGTAATACAGTTACAAGGATCTGCTGCTGAAAAACACGTTTACAAGTTATTAGATAAAAGAATCAACGTACACGCAGATTTAATTAATTTATACAAAGAAATACTTGACTAGTGTATTGGTAGATACTATATGTAAGATCTCAATACGAAAAGGAGGGTATTATGAGTAAAGAAATAACTCCTGATAGACTGACTAAAACGTACATTAAGATACGGGCAGAACGGTCAGCACTATCAGCACAGTTTAAAGAAGCAGATGCTATACTGATAAGACAGCAGGATAGCCTAAAGAGAGCGTTGCTTGACCATTGTGACAGACACAATACAGAGAGCGTAAGAACTTCAGAAGGATTGTTCTTTAGGTCTACTAAAACACGTTACTATTGTGAGGATTGGGATTTGATGTATGATTTTATTAGAGAGCATAACATCCCCGAACTTTTTGATAGACGTTTGAACCAGACTAACATGAGGCAGTTCTTAGAAGAGAACCCAGAAGATGTTCCTCCTAGTTTAAAGATAGATCAGGAACAAGTAATCACAGTAAGGAAGGCAAAGAAATGAGTGAATCATTTGTACCCATAGAGGATATAGCTAAACACTTTTCAGTTAGCATATCTACGGTACGTGCGTGGGTGAGACAAAAGCACATACCAGAAGACACCTATATAAAGATAGGATCTACGTATAGGTTCCGTGTGTCGGATGTAGAGTCTGCATTGACTTTATCTACGAAGCATACTGGAGACGACGACACAGA